TAGTAACCTCAACATCACGCTTACAGTACTCACCCATCTCATCAGTGTAACCACCATCGAAGTCTTCAACATCGAAGTCCATCTTACCTATGCCAATACGCTTGCCCCATTCCTTGAGACTATGGCCACCTACAGGTGTAGGGTCTAACAGCCTAGCCATAACAAGTGTATCCCAGACAGGTACATCTACATCAACCTGCCAACAGGTCTTTAAGACTGGCTGATCGAAGAAGATTATATTGTGACCCACTAACCCATCGGCAGTAGATAACATCTGCTTCAACGGCTCGCTGTCGAATGTCAGAGTTGCTGTATCTTCTGTGTGCTTCTGAACCCCTGCACACCATATCGTATTGTGCGAAAGATTTGTTTCCAAGTCTATTGTAATCATATCCGTAGTCCTCCAGTGTTATAATAACGTCACCTATCTTGCTCATCTTTGATGCCTCCTATAATATCATCTATGCTCTCTGCTTTATCCTCGAAATCATAGGCTATAGCATAGCATACTCCACATAGGTCTGCAAACTCTCCGCTGTCTGGAGCTTTCATAAGCATCTCAAACTCAGACATCTTTACATTACATGCCGCGCATCTCATAACACTTCTCCCTCTATTATTACTTCTGACATTCGACCAGTGTCTTGATCATAGGAGACTGCTGTAGCTAGTCCTGTCTCGCCACTGAATCGATTCTTAAGCACTCTGATGTAGGTGGTGTTCCTGTCCTCAACATTCTCAGCTTGTCCATTACGCTCGAATCCAAGCACGATATCAGACAGCTGTGCAATACTGGCAGAGCCACGTAAGTCAGATAAGCTAGTTGCCGCGCCCTCTTCATGACCTTTACCTGCGGGTCTTCTAAGGTGTGACACTAGGAACAAGGCAATACCTGTCTCTTGAGTCAACATACGAAGCCTAGTCATCACTTCATCGATAGCTTTACGCTCATCACCATTCTCCTGAGCAGATACAATGATAGACAGGTGATCTAGGAACACATACTTACAGTCATGAGCCTTAGATAGATACCTAACCTGACCTACAATGTTCTCAACACTGGTAGAACCAAAGTGATCATAGAAGAACAGCCTATCAGAGCCTAGAGTAGCGTTAAATGCATCACGCCTCTCTTCCTCGGTCGATTCCACTGTCGGAATATGCAATCGCTTGCCTGAGTGCAGTGACATCAGTGACTGAGCAGTCTTGGTGACTGATTCTTCCAAGAATATACAGCCTATGTTACTTTCTGTGTTCTGCAACACATGATACAGCACCTCACGCATCACCTGACTCTTACCAACACCACTACCTGCTGTCAGAGTGACTAATTCATAGTTACGTATACCATAGGTCAGATCATTGAGACCATTCCACGGATACTGCACAGATGCCTTCTCTACAGGCTGATTGACAGCTTCCCATAGACTCTTACCTGCAATGATACCATCAGGCGTATGTATCTCAGCCGCCCACCATGCAGACTTGAAGTCATCTGCCCTGCACCTCTCAAGATACTCGTTAGCATCCTTAAAATCAGGGTGGTGCTTGACAACTCTAGCCTTACCCGCAAATAGTGAAGCTACTTCTTTGGCGGCAGTCTGCCCTGCCTCATCAGAGTCAAAGCAGATGATTACATTGTCAAAGCTATCTATCCATTCATACTGAGCCTTACAATCCTTGAGTGCTGACTGCGCTCCGTTCTTTATCGATACAGATGCATACTTACTACCGCTCATTTGATATGCACTAGCCGCATCGAACTCACCCTCAGTGATAGTCAGATACCTACCGCCTTTAGGGAACAAGTGCTGTCCAAACAAGACACCCTCACCCCATACACCAAAGCTACGTTGGTTCTCCTTACTACCTATCCTAACCTTTTGAGCGCAGACCAGAGAGTCCTTATCACGATACTCAAATATAATATCATCGCCATCTACACTGATACCGTAACGCTCACAGGTATTCTGAGTGATACTACGAATCATTTGATGCCTACCTCTACCTACTTCCATACTTACCACTCCTATATCTTCTGTTATAACATTGTTATAATTCTCACCAGACTTATAACGCTCACCACAGCTAAAGCATGTAGTCCACCCATCATGATTGGTCGATGCGCCATCACTACTACTGCACACCTCACAAGCATGATGAGTCTTAGCCCATCCGCTATTCATCAACCTGTTTCCCGTAATAGAGGGTAAGCTTGAGACAATTCACATGTTAGATTATATAACAGCATCTCATCTTCAAAACTTTCCACTGTATCCATAGACAACTTGATAGCCTCCATCAACTCATTATACAATGCCTTACTCATATCATTCTCCTTCTAAGTTTAGTATATGCTCATCGATGTAATCAACTGTACGGCTTACAAGACCACCTACAGCATCTTCCACTAGCTTACCCATAGTTACATAATCCTCATCAGCTAGAGCCTGAATAACCTCACTGTGATAGTGCCTCATATCATCGAGGGTATCTAGGTACTCGCCAATGAAAGCATCAGCAAGTACATCAGGGTCTCGGTTCATTACATCGAGGGAATAAAGCCAAGCAGACTCTTTAATATCAGACTCAGTAGAGTCAGCCTCAATGAGGGGAAAAGTAGCTTCAGCCTTAACCCTGTTATAGGGTTGGAATATAATTGGCATATCCATTATTTCACCGCCTTAATCAAATCATTTTCCATAGTTACCTGAGCAAAGAACTCCCTACCCAGACCAGTTATATGTGGGCGATTAGCACCAGTTAACATACCATCGCTGACATACTCCTCACCAAACAAGCTAGTCTCTAAATACTTTAACGGCTTGCCGATGTTCTCTTTCAACTCTTTCTTACTTCTATATCTAAACACTATCATTATCATTCTCCTGTTACATTACCCGTACCTAATTAGATCTCCCCTATAGTAAGATAATTAAGGGGAGCTGTCAACTACTTACCTCTCAAATTATTGTACTGTTTATCCCAAGCATCACTAACCTCATTGATGCCCCAATCATTAATGATCTCATCAGGGTTCTGATCGTAGTCGAATATATAGCTGAACCATGCTACAGTCTCGCCATCGGCATTGTTAAGGTATATTGTACCACCATCACAAGCCTCAATGTTCTCGACAGCCTCGCTAAAGTCAGTGCCTCTATAGTCTTGGAACTCATCTTCGCCCCATACGTCTACAGTATAACCCTGATCTATAGCCCACCGCACCAGATTTCTATGTGCCTTTTCCATCAGTACTTATCCTCTTTAAGTTTATCTATTAGCGCGAGCCACTCCTCAGAATCCAACAACTCTGGGGCATGATCAATCGCCACATCAATTAAGTCTTCAAGCCACATCGGATTGCCTAGAGTATCAGACTCACGACACGCCTTGATTATTACATCATCAACATCACCAAACACTTTCATATTACACCTCACCAATTATGTATCACACCTGCGATTATAAACAAACAGGTAATAAAGTTCAACCCCACAATTATACTGCGTACCACTGCAATATAATCAGCTTCTCGATTACTCGCACCAGACTTCTCGCCCAATGCTTTCACCCATACACGCCACACTTTAACTAGTATATCCCTCATAACTCATCACCTGCACATCATCATAGCCATCATCGCGCCACATCTTAGCTACACGTTCGGCTTCCTTTTTATACATTAGATGCGCGTTGACTTCAACGCCACCCACCCATACTGAATACATCATATCAAAGCACCCCCCATTTTAACTACCAACATCACTGTAAACAACATAGCACCTGACAGTACAATCATCTCCCATGTCTCATCTGCTTTGCGCTCGCGCTCGTATTCTTTGCGGGCGATATATCTTAAAGCTTTTGTTTCTCTCGCATACTTATTCATACTACTTCTCCTTATAACATTGTTATAAATTAATTACATTGATCTTTTCATACTTATCATTGTATCGTTTTGCAAGCGCACCATGCGCCAGTATAGCGATATTAGGTTTATCACCCGCAC